GCTCGTGAAAAGTCAGACGAAGAACGTGAAGAGCGTAGAGTTAAGACTGACCGTGAACGCGCTTTAAGAAGCGGCGCCAGAGAAGGGTATGCCTCCGGGGGCTTTGTGCGCAAAGCCGACGGCATCGCTCAGCGTGGTAAGACCAAAGGTAGGTTTGTATGAAACGAGTCAAGAGATATGCACAAGGCGGTTTGGCAACCCCTTTTGAGGTCTCTCCGTCAGCGGGCGTAACGGACCCGCGTGATGTCGGCCAAGCTCCGGCGGCAAGCCCAGGCGGGGGCATGACTGGCCCTACTACGGCAGGTTCAACGAATACCGCGTTTGGCGGTCTTAGCCAAATTGATGCAGGGTCGCAAGCTGCAAAAGGGGCGTTGCAAAGCGCGGCCCAAAGTATCGGCTCTTCAAGTGGCACGGATAAGCCCGCGTTTAAAAAAGGCGGGATGGTTGGAGCTGCATCGCGGCGCGCAGATGGCATAGCGCAGCGCGGCAAAACACGAGGGCGCTACCTATGATGGCCTCCCGCGGCATGGGCGCGATCGCACCCAACAAAATGCCTAAGCCGAAGCGCAAACAACGGCGTGACGATACGTCGTTTTATGAGTATGCAGAAGGTGGGCAGGTGTGGGATAAGCCGCGGCCCGAGAAACTTGGGCCATCAAAAAAGCTATCGTCTCCGCGGAAAGCAAAGGCAAAAGCTATGGCTGCTGCAGCCGGTCGCCCGTATCCAAATTTGATTGACAACATGCGTGCAGCTAGGGGCATGAAGTGACCACTTCTGGTACCACATCGTTCAGCCCAGATTTCACGGAAATTGCTGAAGAGGCATGGGAGCAAGCTGGTAGTGAGATGCGGTCGGGCTACGACTTGCGCACTGCTCGGCGGTCCATGAACCTGCTGACTATTGAGTGGGCAAACCGTGGGCTGAACATGTGGACGTATGAAGAGGGCACCATTACTCTTACTCCTGGGCTTAATACGTACGCGCTACCACTTGATACCATAGACTTGCTGGATCATGTTATTCGCACTGGTCAGAACTCAGCGTCTACTCAGGCGGATTTGAACATCACGCGCATCAGCGTTTCGACGTATGCCACCATCCCAAACAAGCTCGCTCCGGGGCGACCAATTCAAGTTTGGGTTCAGCGCTTATCGGGGCAAGTAACGCCCACAGGTGCCACACTTAGCGGCACAATCAACAGCAGCACAACCAATATCACGCTGTCTTCAACCGCCAACTTGCCGTCCACGGGATTTGTGCGGATTGGCTCAGAAGATATTTACTACGGTTGGCTGGATGGCAATGCGTTGGGCGGTGTGGTGCGTGCGCAAAACGGCACCACCGCGGCGTCGCATTCATCGGGCGTTGCGGTCTACAACCCAAATCTCCCTGCTATTACGGTGTGGCCGACTCCAGATAACTCGCAAACCTACCAGTTTGTTTACTGGCGGCTGCGCAGAATGCAAGATGCCGGCAGCGGTATTGAGACAGCAGACATGAACTTTAGGTTTTTGCCGGCTCTAGTAGCGGGGCTGGCGTATCACATAGCCAAGAAAGTTCCGGCTTTGTCAGAGCGACTTGGAATGCTCAAAGAGTCGTATGACGAACAGTTTCAGTTGGCTGCTGGCGAAGATCGCGAGAAGGCTGCTGTACGGTTTGTTCCGAGGCGGATGTTTATTGGCACTGGTGCGTAAATGGGGAATAAGTTTGCTAGTGGGAAGATCGCTATCGCGATGTGCGATATATGCGGCTTTCGCTACAAACTTCGCCAACTTAGAGAACTCGTAGTCAAAACGAAAAAGATCAACATGCTGGTGTGTTCAGAATGTTGGTCTCCAGATCATCCGCAGTTGCAGTTGGGGATGTATCCTGTTGATGACCCGCAGGCGTTGCGGAACCCGAGAAGAGACACGACGTATGTCACTGCGGGGGTAAACGCAGCTGGTAATCTTACCGGCGGTTCTCGAGACATTCAGTGGGGTTGGAATCCAGTAGGGGGCGCTAGCGGCAGTGACGCAGGCATCACGCCAAATTACTTGGTTGCAATCACGGCTGTTGGTACAGTAACGGTAGTGACGACTTAGGAGTCAACATGGACGCAAAGAAAGCGGTGCATAAGCATGAAGCCAATATGCACCCTGGCAAAAAGCCCACTAAGTTTGCCAAAGGTGGCAAGACCAACCTTCAGATGAAACAGATGGGGCGCAACCTTGCCAAGGTCGCAAACCAGATGAAGCCCATGCGTCGTACGCGTATCACCGGGGTGTAAGATGAAGAAGAACGAACTTCAGCCTAAGCCGGCGCCCAAGGTAGATTTAAAGAACTCGGGTTATCCGGAAAAGAATGTCAAAACGTCTGGCATCAAGATCCGCGGTACCGGTGCCGCAACTAAAGGCGTGATGGCTCGAGGGCCGATGGCATAAGCTATGCAATACACTGAGTTGGCAATCAATGTCGCGGACATCGTTGAGAATGAGTTCACCGATGCCCAGATGGCGATGTTCGTCCGCCAGGCCGAGCAGAAGATTTACAACTCAGTTCAGATCTCGTTACTTCGCAAAAATGTTTCTGGGGTCTGTACAGCTAACAACCAGTATCTATCTTGCCCTAGTGATTTCTTGTCCGCGTATTCAATGGCGGTGATCACTAACGTTTCTGATGCAAATATTAATACTGGTACCTATAGCTATCTGCTTAACAAAGACGCTAACTTTATCCGAGAGGCGTACCCCTATCCGAACGTCAAAGGGGTGCCCAAGCACTACGCTATTTTTGGCCCACAGTCAGCATCGGAAACAGAGATGTCGTTTATCCTGGGGCCAACTCCCGATGCGGCCTATTATGTTGAGTTGAACTATTACTACTACCCAGAGTCAATAGTTCAAGCCGCAATTGCAGGATTGGGTTTGCCGTCTGCCGGGCAATCTGGTTATGTCAGTGGTACGTATTTTGGTGTGCCGCTTTCAGGCGGTTCTGGCTCTGGTGCGACCGCCAAGATTGTGGTGTCTGGTGGCGCCGTCACAACCGTAACGATTCAAAACCCCGGTGTGTTTTATGCCATTGGCGATGTGTTGTCATGCGCCAATACTGACATTGGTGGTGCAGGGATTGGATTTACCATTCCAGTAACCTCAGTGACTAATGCCAATGGTGTCACGTGGCTGGGCGATAACTTTAGTGCAGCGCTTTTGAATGGCGCTGTTCTGGAAGCGGCGCGGTTTATGAAAGCTGAGCAGGATCAAATCCAGATTTACACTGAGATGTATGCCCAGTCGCTTGCGCTACTGCGTAATCTTGGTGACGGTAAACAGCGTGCCGATTCGTATCGCGACGGTCAGTCTAGGATGCGGGCCAAATGATCGTCCAAACGCAGACAACTAGCTTCAAAGCGGAGCTATATCAGGGCATTCACGATCTGCTTACAGACACTTTAAAGCTCGCTCTTTACACTGCCGAAGCTAACCTTGACGCGTCTACGACTGCTTACACGGACGCCAATGAGGTCCCAAGTGCGGGCACGGGGTACACGCCGGGTGGAAACGTCGTCACGGGGGCTGTGGTTGTTAGCAGTGGCTACACTGCGTGGGTGACGTTTAACAACGTCTTATGGGTGCCTGCAGCATTTACGACTCGCTGCGCGCTCCTCTACAATGCAACGAAAGGTAACAAGTCAATTGCGGTGCTAGACTTTGGTTCTGACAAGACCTGCACCAATACTTTTACGGTAACGATGCCGGGGGCTACCGCAACAACGGCGTTGATCCGCTCTTCCAACTAAGAGGTAGTCATGAGTCTCGAAAAAGCGCGTAGCACCGATACCGTAGCTGCAACAGTAGTTCGCGGCACTGGTTCGACTGAAGGCGTCACAGCCAAAGGTCACTTCGTCGTTGAATGTTTTGACAAAGACGGCAAGCTAAAGTGGGCCGCAGAAAACCACAATCTTGTGGTAAACGTGGGCCTTCAGTACATGGCGGGCGTTGCCCTCACCAGCACTACGCAACTTACGTCGTGGTACATTGGGCTGTACGGCGCTGGAGCGTCGAATACTCCCGCCGCTGGGGACACGATGTCTTCGCATGCTGGCTGGACGGAAGTGACCGCGTACGCGGAGGCCACTCGCCCGGCAGCGACGCTTGCGGCTGCAACGAGTGCGAATCCGTCGGTTGTGACGAATAGCGCCAGCAAAGCATCGTATAGCATCAATGGTACGGCGACGGTTGGCGGAGCGTTTTTGACCAGCAATAACACCAAAGGCGGCACGACCGGTACGCTATTTTCGGCGGCGGACTTCCAAGCGCCCGGCGATCGCTCTGTTGTCAACGGTGATACGCTGACGGTTACCTACACGTTCTCCCTATCCGCGTAATAGCGGGGTGAGGCCCCACAATGGCTTTTGTAGTCGCAGACCGCGTACAAGAGACAACGACGACCACGGGGACTGGCGCTGTAACGCTGGCGGGGGCCGCTACGGGGTTTCAGTCGTTCTCCGCT